CATAGGTGCTAAAATGGGAAATGTAAATTATTTATTATCAAAATGGTTTGATGAGATGAAAGAGTATAGAAAAAGTTTTCAATACAATTATGAGTTGTATAAGCAAGATGGTGGAAATGGATATCTTGACATGGTACATAGTTATAAAGATAGAATTGAAACACTTTATAATTGTATTTTAGATGTCGGGTATTATACCGATATAAAGTTGCATGGCGTGGCTAGATATGCATTAAGTACCATGAGCTATGTTAATAATATAATGGATGAGTTATACAACTAGCCCTGACGAGTCTTTGAAAATTAAGACGAAACGCAACGCAAGTTGCGTCGGCTAGAATGCCATAGGAGGACTATATATGTATAATTATTTTGATGATGAGGACTGGGACGGATTAGAGGAGAAACTGAATGAGGACTTATGGACTGAAGATTCAGTGACAGGGAACGGAAGTGGGCATATACTTTCAACAGATATCAAGCAGAAGAAAATCTACGCCACAACTGGGAAGACATCAACACAACTTATAAAGAGTTTGGAGGTACTCCAGACTATGAAAATCCAGAAGCGATTGATGTTTCTATTAGATGTTATTATTTAGGTCAAGCCATAAGCTATTATATTAATAGTGTTAGAAGTTAGTTAAATCTAACTTCTACACTTAAAATATACTTAAAATAAGTGAAAATAACACTTGACAAAAAAGACAAAAATAGATTATAATAAAGATGTAAAAAGAGAGGTAAAGAACATGTTAGAAAACATCAATATTTTAGATCGTTATGATGAAACACCAAAGAATAGGGGGCAAATGTCTCTTTTCTTGGAAGAAATGTACAGTCAATTGGATGAACTTGAAAAAGAAGAAAGCATTTCAGTTGAGGATGAGTATGCTTTATGTGAATGGGGTTGGGTTTTAGAAGCTATTTATAAATATAACAGAGATTTAGTATATGACAATGTGCTATTTACTGCTATTGGATTATGTCACGTCTTGCGAAAAAGATGCTCAGTATGTGGAATTTTTAACGAGGCTGATTATGAATAAAACAATTGAAATTAGAAGAAAAAAGTATTCGGAAGAGATAGACTAGGAAGGAGGTGAACTAAAATGAACAAGAAATTAGAAGCATTTAAAAGAGATATCGCTAAAATGGATACCTATAAATTATTAGGTTTGTATGGAGAAATTTATTATACTTGGATTGACGAAGACTTTGGAGACAGTGATTTAAAGTTGCTAATCATCGAAAAAAGAGGTTTTAAAAAGAACAGGAGAACTAAAATGACTAAAAATCAAATGATACGAAGATGGTTAAGTCCATCTACTTGTAAAGAACCAGTTATTCAAAGGGCATTACGTAGAGTACAGAAGGGTGTTATTGAACAAATTTATAGAAACCCTATGTCAAACAACCAAAGAAGAAGAATCTTTTATGATGTCTTGAAAAATCCACGTTGCAGAACAGGGCAAAGAAAATTCTTTTTATGGAGTGAATATTGTTGGGAGGTGATGTCAGATGATGAATAACTATCCAACATCTAACACTTTCATGATCCATCTTGCTGATGAAATGAAGCAAGTTTTTGAAGGTGTAGGTGATAATGAAACAAAAGCCTTTGTTTTGGATGATATCTATATTAATAAAGTTCACGCATGGAAGTGGGAAGATGAAGAACTAGCCTATTTAAATGCAGTATATGATCGTTATATGAAGGAGCTTTTATCATGATTCATTATACAAAGTTTGTTAAATATCATGGTGAAATGGTTACTTTGACACGGATTAGTTTACTAGATACACGTTATTTCTTTGGTGCTGGGCACGATATCTATATCGTGCAGGACTTGACTGAATTTGATAAAAAGGATGACTTACGGCTTTTCTTCTGTGCGAACAAAAATCAAGGTATAAAGAATTTTGATGATGTATGCAAGGTTTTCAGAAGCCATTATAAAGTCAAAAAGTCTAAAACATTATTGTATTTTCTACTTGAATAAAGTATAAAAGTATGATAGTATTTAGGTAGAAAAGAAAGGAGTTAAAAATGAAATTTGAATATGTAGCATTATTTCTATTTGGTATTTATATGTTATATTATTTAATAGCAGTTTACAACGGTGTAGCAAAAATGAAGGATAAAAAGTCATGGTATTTAGTGAATGAATCTGTATTAAAAATATTGATTGTAACGGCTATGTTTCTAGGTATTCTGTTTATGATGCAGACGTACAGAGTAGATTATTATAGAAAGGAGGTGCAGTATTATGAAAAACAAAACTAATTTAGATATTTTTATGGATGAGATTCTTTACATGATGAAGTATAGAAAAATTAGCATGAAGGATGTAATGATGGAGATTTATCTACATGAAACTGGTAACGAAACCCATTGTGTAGAGCATATGTTAAAATGGTACGCTGATGTTTATCGTGAAACGTTTGAAGTTACTGCTGAAATGTATGCTTTTTAAAGGCATACGTAAAAGATGAATTGGTGTGTGATGAAGCGCCTTTAGATTATTCCGTATGTACAAGTGTATTGATTAATATTGGTATTATTCCTAAGAAATATTCTAAATGGCCATTAAAAGAATTTATTAAGATTATCAGAGTAGAGGAGAATAAGAAGAAATGAAAGTATACTTTTTCAGAATCAAGGGCAGTAGTAAAGTTGAGGGAGCTTCTGTTTATCCTAACGAAGTTTACAGAATGATGGAAGGTAAACCATATAATGATATTCGTATGTATACGGCTTCCATTAGTCCATGCGTATATGGGCTATTCAAAATGGCACATAGTCACGGAAAGACGCAGGACGACAACTTCTGGATGGCTCGTTACATAGAAGAAAATGAAGGAGTGCTAACAAACAAAGTAAGAAAGCCAAGTATTCATTTCCTAAGAAGTTTCTGGAAAGGGGTGATTTAAATGTCTGTATTGTATAACAAGATTCAGAGGACAATTAATACGACGATTGTTACTGTATTGGTGTTTGATGATGAAACTAATAAGACTCGTGAAGTAGCAACAGTTTTCAATAATAAATTGAAAGCTGATAAAGTCATGAGTAATTTCAGTAAAATGGGGTACAAGCCTATTAAGGTATTATCTCTATCTTATGGTAAGGAATATTATGAGATGGAGTTAGACACATTTATTAAGTATGCAACTAAAGTAGAAATGTAGAAGGAGGATATGCATATGATGAACAAATTATTTTTAGAGGGACGTTTAACGAGAGACCCTTATGTGAACGATAAAGGAACTGTAGTGATGTTCACATTGGCGCAGGACACTGGTTACAAGGATAAGAAAGGAAATAAGATCACAAACTTTGTAAGCTTAAAAGCCTTTAGAGAAGGATTAGTCAAGGGAATTGGTGACTATTGCTTAAAAGGTGATTTAATTTCAGTAGAAGCGCACGCAACAACTGAAAACAACAATGGCGATTATTCAACGGCATTGATTGTTGACAGTATGCACTTCTTAACAAAATATGAGCAGAAGGAAGATGAACCGAAGCCAAAATCAAGAAGAAGATAAATTACAAAAGGGATAGGTTTCTATCCCTTTAATTGTAGTATAATATAAGTACGATAAGCTAGGAGGTAAAGCCTATGGCAAAAAGAAAGACGATAAACATAAAGAAAGTAAAGCTAATAAGACCAACTTATAAGCCACCTCAAAAGATAGTCAATGTTTTTGCAAACCCTTTAGGAGTAAGGCCAGAAGAAGTTAAAGTTGATGTCAAGAAGAAACGTAAGCACAAAAGGTCTGTTAAGATTGAATCACCTAAAATAAGTCACAAGCCAAAGAAAACAATATCATTGACAATGACCAAGGGTGGTAAGCTTGAGTTAAAGACAAAGCAGAAACGTACTAGAATAAGTGCTAAGAAAGTAAAGCCAAAATCAGTACGTATCGGAAGAAAACAGAGAATCGGAAGAAAGCCAGTAAAGGAAGTACCTAATTTCCCTTTAGCAAATGAGCCAACGATAGCGACTGGACTTGAAGAGGTAGAAGATCTTGAATTGTCTGATGAATACATTGACTGGTCGAGTGCTAAACAGAGTGCGATTGATAGATTATACAGTGCAATGCATTTAATTGCTGATGAAAACCCAGATGCAAGTTCTAAGGAGCTTGCGCATATGGGTGCTGATTATGCAGTCAACTATTTAAAAGATACTTTCATTGATTATGATGAAGATACACTGGCAGAGTTTCTATTGTCATATCCACTGGCAGACTTTTTCGACAGTTATGTATTGTTCTATGGTGGACTTGGTCTAGTAACTGGTGACACAAGTCAATTGTATAAACTAGAAGACCCATTGGTTAGATATGCAGATAATCTAAGCTATAATTATAAAAAAGATTTAGCGAACAGTGACAGATTGGACGATATTTAGATATGGCTAGAAAAAGAAAGAAAAAGATTCTGGTTGGAGACTTTGAAACCACTGTATATAAAGGCCAGCAGGATACCCAAGTATGGGCCAGTGCAGTCGTAGAACTGTATACAGAGGATGCAAAAGTTTTCGGTTCAATCGAAGCTACATGGGAATATCTGATAAGTTTAAAATCAGATATTCTAATCTACTATCATAATCTTGGATTTGATGGGACATTCTGGCTATGTTATTTGTTAGGCAAACTGAAATTGAAGCAGGCTTATGAGGATTTATCTACAATGGATGAGTTCAAAGTCAAATGGATTCCAAACGAGGATATGCCAGACGGAAGTATAAAATATAGTATATCAAATATGGGTAAGTATTATTCCATAACTTGTTTTGTTAAAGGACATTACATTGAATTCAGGGATAGTCTAAAACTTCTTCCATTCTCGGTTGCTGAAATTGGGAAAGCATTCAAGACAAAGCATCAGAAATTGGAAATGGAATACGAAGGGTTCAGATATCCTAACTGTTATATTTCAGATGAAGAAAAGGAATATATCAAGAATGATGTTTACGTTGTGAAGGAAGCACTTGAATTTATGTTTGAACAGAAACACGATTCCATGACGATTGGAACGTGTTGTATGAAAGAGTTCAAGCATACCTATGACAAGTGGACGTACGAAGAAATGTTCCCAGACTTGAAAGCGATAGAACTGGATGCAGACAAGTTTGGATCAAAGGATGTAGATGAATATATACGAAGGTCATATCGAGGCGGATGGTGTTACGTTGTAAAAGGGTGTGAAAACAGAATATTTAAAAAGGGGTGTGTATGTGATGTAAACAGTTTGTACCCATCCGTCATGCACTCATCATCTGGAAATGCATATCCTATTGGGCACCCTTTGTTCTGGAAAGGAAATTTTATACACCCAGAAGCACTGAGGGACAATATGTATTATTTCGTGCGTGTGAGAACCAGATTCAAATTGAAAAAAGGTATGCTTCCATTTATTCAAATCAAAAACAGTGGAATGTATAAGTCAAATGAGTATCTGGAGACGAGTGATTTTAAATTTAATGGAAAGTATTATAAAGGATATATTGATAAGGACGGAAACAAGGTAGACGCAAGGCCTACCCTTACATTGACCATGACGGATTATGCACTCTTTAGAAAGCACTATGAAGTGAAGGACTTTGAAATTCTGGATGGTTGCTACTTTGAATCAAGAGTAGGTATCTTTGATGACTATATCAATCCATGGAGGGATTTGAAAATGAAGTCAACTGGAGCAATGCGACAACTGGCTAAACTTTTCTTGAACAACCTTTATGGCAAAATGGCTACCAACTCATGCTCAAGCTTTAAGGTAGTCAATATAATTGACGGCAAGATTGACTATGACTTGGTTATTGAGTTTGAAAAGAAGACTGGATATATTGCTTGTGGTAGTGCCATTACTAGTTATGCAAAGAACTTTACTATCACAAATGCCCAGAACAATTTTACAGGCAGTGTAAATCCTAAGTTTGTTTATGCTGATACAGATAGTATACACTGTATGTGCTCTCGTGAAGAACTTGTGGATGTAAGAATCCATCCAACAGACTTCAACGCTTGGAAGTGTGAAAGCTATTTTGATGAAGCCGTGTATGTTCGGCAGAAAACATATATCGAACATATAACACATGAGGATGAAGTACCTTGTGAACCTCACTATGATATCAAGTGCGCTGGCATGGGGAAGAGGTGTAAGGAACTGATGAATATATCTTTAAGTGGTGGGGAAGGGCCTACGGATGTTGATGAAAAAGAAAAAGAGTTCTTGCAAACAAGAAGAACTTTAAAAGATTTCAAAGTAGGATTGAAAGTTCCAAGCAATTTAAAGCCACACCGCATTGAGGGTGGTATTCTGTTGGAAAAATTTGACTATGTTATGAGATAATGTTATACTATAAGTGTGTTGATTGTAGCTTTAGCACGCATAGACTCTTTCTTTAAAAATCGTACTGTAAGGCCCAGTGTTCCACGTGAAACATTGGGTCTTACGCATTATGGTATTGCCAGACGTACTCATTCATGAGGTGAAAATTGTGGGTCTCTTCACTTGGAAAAACAGTGCCACACACCTAGTCGAAGTAAGATATCGCATGTTCTTGAGTTGTCTGTAACAATATAAAAGGTACTCTAATGAGTACCTTTTTATTTTATCCATATGACAATGCAGTCATAAGGCATTCTTTGCAGTTCAAATCTTTGAAACGGAACAGTCCGCAGTCGTACATTGTTCTAAGTTTTTGAATAATAAACGTATTGCTTCTAAGAAGGCGATAATTTATCTGGTGATCAGAGTTTGTCACAGCCAGTTTGAATGGGGAAGTCTTGTCGTAGGAAGTTGAGCAATAATAATATCCTTCTTCCATATAATCAAATATACCATAGTTTACATTATTGAATTTCAATGTGCATACATAGGTACACTTACCACTTGGCTTATCGACAAAGGATTTATCATCACGAAGATATATACCTTCACTGGAATATTCTACATAGGCATTGTTTGAAAAAGCTTGATTGAAGCCAGATTCCTTTTGACATTCACTTGCACTTTCATTGAATCCTTGTTCCAGTACCCACCCAACACCACGAAGGAATTTAGTATTCCATTGCAGTCGTTTGATTAAGGAGTACTGAGTACCACTTCCAAGAGCTAGATAATACGGGTTTAGTAATGTTACTGGGTTGGATATCATATACACTGGTACATAGCGTACCTGCTTGCCACCACCACGTGCCACGGAAGTATGTATGGATATGAATTTTGTTATTTCATCTGGAGCATACTTGTTAGTTTCAGACTGGAATTCGTCAAAAATGATACAAGTTGCATCAGCTAAAAAGTGAGAATACTTTTTAACTTGGTCCGCCTTGTTCAATGCGATAGCGTATCCACAAGACTTCTTTTCAGTCTGTTCACCTTGGTATACCATTAATTCATAGATAGTTCCACCAGCACGTTTTTCCGTAAACATAGAGCAGTTAGGGAAGAAGAGTTCTCGTATTTCCTTAAAGAATCTATCACCTATATTAGGTAGTTCATAGTCAAAACGTGTAAGGATGATGAATTTTTCTTTTTTCTTTAGCCATTTTTTAAATGCATATCTATTGAAGTATGTTGTCTTTCCAGCAGAACGGTTTGAAGTGCATATGAATATTTCTGGGGTATTCCCGTTGATATCTTTCATACCCATGATTTTAGTCCCGTCATAGAATTTATTTTCACTCATAAATTTCACTACCTTTCTACTATAATTATACCATACTTTTATGATATAATATTGGTATAAAGTTAGGAGGTGCAGTCATGGTTATAATTGGTATTGCTATGATTTTTAATGGCTTGGACTTAGTGACTGGGATTCTTGGTGCAGTTCGTGATGGTGAAAAGTTACAGTCAAGTAAACTAAGGGATGGGCTATTCAAGAAAGTAGGGTTTGTATGTTGCTACGCATTAGGAGTCGCAATCAACTATGCAGAAATATACTTTGAATTACCTTTCGCAAAAGACTTATTACCTATTATTTGCGGTTATGCAATCATTACAGAAGTTGTAAGTATTTGCGAAAACATTTCAAAAATCAATCCAGATATCTTACCAGATAGAATCAAAGCATTGATTGGATATAAAGGGGAGGGTAAATAATGTTTTATAAAAGGACAAATATTCAAGGCTTAATGGAATCAGAATGGATGCAGTATGCTTTACAACGTGTCGGGGTTGGTATGCCTAACTGTTTTACATATGCAACGGCCAGACTTTCTGAGATTCTTGGAGAAGTCATTCCATTAGATGGATATACACGTGTGCATGGTGCGCAGGACTTATGGACAACACATAACTCAAGACTTAAGCCAAGCAAGTATGCAAGCAAAGGTGCTTTAATGATCTGGTCTTACGGTGAATATGGTCATGTCGCTGTTTGTGAAGATATCATTGACACGTATACAGTTGCATGGAGTCAATCAAACTATGGTGGAAATCTATTTGACTACGTTGAAGGAAACCCAAATGGATATTGTGGAATGGCTTTTCTAGGATATCTAGTGCCAGATGTGGTATTGGATGAAGAACCAGTAAATTCAGTATTCAATATGAAGGATGTTATTCTGGAAAATGGAACGGCTAAGTTTCTTGTTGATTGTGTAAACGTAAGAAAACAGAATCCAGTATGCGGTAGAGTTGTTGCTCAATACAATAAAGGAAATACAGTCCACTACTGGGGTAAATGGGTTGGCAATGGCCATAGATACGTTTGCTATACTGGTGCAAGTGGTAACACGAACTTTGTAGCCGTAAGTGGAAGTGAGATTTATGGAAAAGAAAAGTGGGCAGAAATTATGTAACTTTTCTTCCATATATCAAATGAAAGAAGAAAAAGATATACCACACAGTCTACCAAATGGAATGAGTAAGGAATGGTATATTGAATTTTATACTGTAGCTTGTCATATATTGAAGGATAAAAACAAAGCAAGGTATGACATATGTTTAAGTAAGTTGAAGGGGTTATGCAATGAAACCAAATGAGAAGTTAAGTTATAAAGGGTATCAAGTATGCTTGTTCCCTATGGAAACAATGTATATCACACAATGGTCAAGTCCTGATGCAGCTTCCCATTGTTGTGGTCATCCTTTCGACTGTGCAGTTGGAGGACGTACGGATGTTCCTTTGTACGCACCTTGTGACTGTCACTTAATATATTCAGACGGGCCCCAAAATGGCAATACACGTATCTATACTTCGGATAAAAAGGTGTGGACACCAAGTGGCTTACGACAAGTAACATTCAGTTTTACTCATGATAACAATCCACCAACGAAAACTGTTTTCAAACAAGGTGAATTAATAGCTCATACTGGTGTTGCTGGTATGGTTACTGGAGATCATTCACACATTGATCAAACATTTACAGTGAATGGGACTTTAATATCCTATGGTATTACGTGTAGTTTTGGTAACGTATGTTACGCATTGAATGGCTCAGTTCTTCCAACATTGTTTTGGTATGTGAATGACACAGTCATAGCAAATGACATGGGTCACACGTTTTCAACATTCAAAAAAGGTCAACCAAGCTATTCGTCATTAGAATGGGTAATTACAAACACAAGTTTGACCGAGCCTTCAAGACCTTTGACAGATGAGGAAATGAAAAACAATGCCAAGTGCTTTTATGGCACTATGAATATATTATATGGTTGGACATTGAATGCGTGTTGTGGTGTGCTTGGAAATATGCAAAGTGAAAGTACGGTTTCACCTTGCCGTTGGCAGAACGATACACCATATGGTGCACCTGCTGAAAGTCAAGGTTATGGCCTGGTTCAGTGGACACCATATACAAAAGTGCTGGACTGGCTACGTGAGAATGGATTCACAATAGATAATTTTGGCTATGGTGAGTGTGCACGCATGAATTATGAAGTTTCCACAAATACACAGTGGATAGCTACTAGTGCCTACCCAGAAAGCTTTAAGGAATTCACACAAAGTAAAGGAAACCCTTACGACTTGGCTATTGAGTTCTTGGCAAACTACGAAAGGCCAGCAAATCCTAACCAACCGATAAGAGGGACACAGGCTGAACAATGGTATCAGTATTTAAAGGGGTGGAAACCAGTTCTTCCAGGCAGTGGAGCAATAGAGCCAGAAAAGAAAAAATCAAAATGGATATTCTATATGGGTAGACCATTTTAAAAGGAGGAAAATAAAATGGCAAAATTAAGTAAAGAAGATTTAATTAAAAAAGTAAATGAAATGTTTGGAGAAGATGCTACTGATGAACAAATTTCATTATTGGAAGATATTTCAGACTCAATTGGAGATTCAAACAATGATGAGTTGGAAACAACGAGACAAGCGTTAACGCAAGCTCAGACAGATTTGAAGGAATTTAAAAAGAAATACCGTGAAAGATTCTTAGGTGGTGTGGATAATAACCCTTCCCCTAAAGATATTCATGATGAACAAAATGAAAACGGCGAAACGGAAGATAAGAAATTATCTTATGACGATTTGTTTAAATCTGAGTAAAAATATGCTATAATAGATATGTAAAAGATTACCAACATTAGATTGGTAGGAAAGGAGAAAAATATGACAGTTAAACCTACCGAGAAAACTTTGACTGCTAAGACACCTAAAGTGTTGAATACAATTCGTTCTAGTATTGGTGGAGACTTTGAAAATGGTGTTCCTAAAGTACTAAGTGCTGGTGATGAAATGGCTGATGGAGTCAGGGCTACAAGTCAAGATTCTTTGAATAGCATTCGTGCATTCGGTCAAGCTATGATGTCAAATGTTGGATGGCAGAATGCGTTCTTGAATGCATTATTAAACAGAATTGGATTAGAGATCATCTCTTCAAAATCATACCAGAACCCTTGGTCTAACTTAAAACGTGGACGTTTGGAATATGGGGAAGTTATTGAAGATATCTTTATTAATATCTGCGAACCATTCAATTACAATCCAGAAACGGCTGAGTCTCAAGTAGAAAGACGAGTGAAACCAGATGTGGAAGCAATGTTGTATCGTATAAATTCACAAATCTTCTATAAGCAGACTATTGAACAACCAACATTACGACAAGCGTTTACTTCAAGCACTGGTGTAATTAACTTGATTACCGGAATCATTGATGCAATGTACACGGCAATGGAATATGATGAGCGTTTGGCAATGAAATACATTCTAGTTCAAAGACTTTTGAACGGTACAATGTATAAACAAATCATTCCAGCAAGTGCTACGAGTGAACAGTTGATTACGGCAGTAAAAACAGTATCTAACTTACTAATGACTCCAAGTCGTAAATATAACAGTGCGGGTGTATTAAACTATGCGTTGAAGAATGATCAGTATGTATTTGTCACAAGTGCATTTGATGCGCAGTCTGGTGTAGAAGTTCTTGCGAAAGCATTCAATGTTGACTATGTTTCATTTAGTGGCCGTTATATTGTGTTGGATGACTTCTCATTTACAAATGATGAGTTAGCACGTTTAGATATCATCTTTAAAGATGAACCAAGCTATATCCGTCCTAACCAAACTCAGTTAGACGCACTGAAAAAAGTTCCATTAGTAACCGTAGATAAAGACTTCTTCATGGTATTTGATGTTGAGCAGTATTTCGACATGAGACGAAACCAAGAAGGTCTATACGAAAACAACTGGCTACACGTGTGGAAAGTATACGCAAGTGGTTACTTTGCAAATGCAGTCATGTATGTAGAAGCAGAACCAACAGTGACAAGTGTTACAGTTGCACCAAAAACGGCCACAATGCCAAAAGGTTCAAGCTTGACTATGAAAGCTACTGTTGTGGCATCCGACTTTGCTAACAAAACAGTTCACTGGGAAGTGGATGGTGATGGGGCAGATGTAACAATCAATGAAAAGACGGGTGTTCTTACTATTGGTAATAATGCAACGGCTAAAGCTTACACTGTAACCGCAACTTCAAATGGAGATCCAGATCAACAAGGAACTGCTACTATTACAGTTGGATAGTTATAGAAAGGTGGGTGGTCCACCTTTTTATTTTAATTATAAGGAGGTAAATATATGGCTTATGTAATTCCAAATAGTACTGTTATTTTGTTACGGAATATTTCACTTACACCAACTTATGAAAATACAGTAGATTACGATAATGCTGATTCTCAGTATAATGATATGATAGCACACCAACTAGCTAGATGGGATAGATGCACGTATGTCGGAAAGAACAAGCAACAAGGTGTTATTCGTTTAGAGTCAACAAATGGTTTGCTTATGCAACAAGCTACCTACATGATGTTTAAGAACACCAGCTATGAAAATAAATGGTTCTATGCTTTTGTTACAGATGTAACATGGGTTAACAATGTTACATGGGAAGTTTCCTTCATTCTTGATGTGTTACAGACTTACTACTTTGATTTTACGTACGAAAAATGCTTTATTGAAAGGCAACACTCTGTTACTGATAAAGTTGGTGATAATATTATTGATGAAGGATTGGAAACTGGGGAATACATTGCTAACTATGTGGATGAGATTACAGACTATGCAGAAACAGAAAGTGTTGTTTGTGCAAGACTTGATATTGACGGAAATGAAGTTACTGGCGAGTCTGATATACTACAGACATTTGAAGTAGATGGTATATATATTGGAAGTTGTATTTATAGAATTCAACACCTAGGGACAGAAGATAAATTTTTTAATAATGCTAGTAATGCACCAGACAGTGTACTAGATTATTACAATATACCAACGGCATTTGCAGGAGATGTGGGGCAAATTAAGGGTAAGCCCCCTATACTAACAAAAACAGTTGAAAAGCCACATATAAGTACTGGCAAACTATACAAGTATACACCAAGGAACAATAAGCTTTTTACTTATCCATACTGTTACTTACGTGCTACTGATTTAAGCGGGAACACAATCAACTACAGATATGAACTGTTCAATACTTCAAATTGTACCTTTGATTATACGTGTACTCGTTTACCGAACCCAGAAGGATATATCTATCCAAACAACTATGACAACATTTCTAAGAATTACGACGAGGGTCTATCAATAAATGACTTCCCACGTGGTGCTTATCCAGTGGATACTTATAAAGCTTGGCTGGCTCAGACGGCTAACGCAAGAACTCTACAGATGTTAGGTGCAAGCGGTAGTGCTATTGCTGGGTTTGCTGGTATTCTAGGTGGTGCATATGCAGGTGCTGGAAGTACCTTATCTGGTTCAGTAAGTAATTTCGTTTCAACAAGTGGAGCAGATTATTCTATGCTAGGCTCATTGGGTGCTAGTGGTATGGCAGGCCTTCCAAATAATCCAGCAATGGGAATTGGAGGAATTGGAGCAGTACTTGGTCTGATGGCACAGAAAGAAGACCATAAGGTAAATTCACAACGTGCAGTTGGTAACAAGAGCACCAGTGCAATTGCTATGCTAGGAAAGCACATAATCCAGTTACAGTCCATGTGTATACAACAGAATTATGCCGAAGCAATTGATTCTTTCTTTGATAAATATGGATATAAGCAAAATATCATTGCAGTGCCCAATATCAAAGCAAGACCTCACTGGAACTATATAAAAACAGTTGGATGTGATGTGAAAGCCAGTTTACCAGCTCAATTAGTTGGTCAAATTAATTCAATACATGACAGTGGTGTCACATTCTGGAAAAATCTTGATTCAATTGGTGATTATAGTCTAGACAACAAACCAGTTTAATGATATAATAAATATGGTCCTAATTAATAGGTCCTCCTATAGGCATTCCAGTCTTGATTTACTAGCTAAAAGTGGTACGTGTTATGCGTATCACTTTTAGTATATTTATGGTATAATAATGGTATAGAAAGTGAGGAAATCACATGGGAAAGAAGAACAGATGTAAACCATACAAGTTACAGAATACATGGAATATGCCTAATATCCATAACAAGAACTTCTTCTCAAGTCTTGGGCTTAATAAATGGACATATAACAAGTACTGGGTTCAGCTATTAGATTTAACGCTGGCCTTATTTAAATATGACAACTTGCCAGATACAATTGACCCAAGATTTATGGAACTGGTTATGATCGCTCAAGGTTCAGTATTATTAAGCGAAGACCCAGACTTTAAAGTGGATGATACAGATAGCGGACATATTGCTACCATGTGGAATTACAATGGCTCATTGAATATCTATGGTATTCCAAACAAAAGGCACGCATGGGCTTACGGTGGATATAATAGAAACTTAACAAACAAAGATTCTGTTATCATGTGGGATAAATTCTCGCATATGCCTACGATTGATACAATCAATTATTATGCACAAAGATTATGGGAATGGGATAATGTTATTAATGTAAACATGAACGCTCAGAAAACCCCTTTAGCCATTCTTACAAACGAAGAAGATAGGCAGACATGGTTAAATATTTATGCTCAGTATGATGGTAACGTACCTATTGTATTTGGAACAAAGTCATTAGACCTAAAAGAATTCACCGTGTTAAAAACAGATGCCCCCTTTATTGCTGATAAGATTCAAGATATGAAAAAAGAATTGTGGCATGAAGCCCTAACAGAAATTGGAATTCGTAATATGAATATTGGAAAGAAAGAAAGACTCGTGCAAGATGAAGCACGTAACAGTCTAGGTGATACAAACAATATTCTAGTCAACAAACTACAGTCCCGTAAAAATGCTTTAGAAGAATACAATAAAATGAAGGGATTAAACATTACAGTTGAAGTCAACGAAAATATCTTGACTCAAGCTCAACAACTTGATACAACAGGAATTTTAGACCAACAAATTGAAGGAGGTGAATAGAATGGCAAAATATACGATTCAAGTAAAAACTATTGTTGAGTCACTAAGCGGAAGAACTGAAAGCGTTGGTTTATCCTCACTTGACGAAGCAATTGAACTAGCACGTGCTAAAATATTCGATTTTGATTATCCATTCTATGACCCTTCCAGTAGAGCTGATTTTGAAACATGGATATTAGAATCTATTTTAATGGATGAAATCAACTATGAAACATATGGTCTATGGCACTTGAAGTTAAGGGTGTGGATGAAGACAAATATGCCTTACTACAATAAACTATATGAAAGTGCAAAGTTAATTACTAATCCTTTAAAAAATCACCACTTGGAAAGGATTACGGAAGGTTCAGAAACTGGAAGCAATACTTCAACTGGAGAAGATACAAATGTTGCAACTTCAAATGTTCTAGCATGGAATATGTATTCTGATACACCTCAAGGTGGCATCAATGGTTTAGAAAACAGTACATATTTAACAAATGCTACCAAAGATTTGAGCGATACAACAAACGAGTCAAAGACAACATCTAAAAATCTAGGTGTCGCAACTTCAAAATCAAATGGATCAGAAATAGTAGATGGATATTCTGGAATTGATGAAAATACATTGTTATTAAAATACAGACAAACAATCATTAATATCAATGAACTGTTTATAAATGATTTTAAAAGTAAACTAACACTTAAATTATGGTACTAAATATGATATAATTATATTAAAGAAAGGTGGTATTTTTTATGTCAATATCGGCAAGCACATATAAAAAAATTCAGTCCATTAAAACATGGGCAACAAATAAACTTCCAACAATTACAGAAGATTCATACACAGAACTTCTTACAGATTTATTAAAATATTTAGACAGTTTAATTACAAACAATGATTTTTTTGAAACAGATATTCAGAAAATTATTACTGAACTAAACAAACTTCTTGACAAATCATTCCCCACTCAAGATGATATTACTCAAGCTATTACAACCGCTAAACAAGAAATCACAACCGGATATACAGAGGCAATAAATAGTGCTAAGAATGATATCACATCCAAATATACAACTGCTATTTCAGAGTCTGCAAAAACTCTTAAGACTAATATCGACACTGTGAATTCTTCTCTTGAACAAGCTAAAACAAAACTTGAAAAAAATATTACTAGTGTATCATCAAAAGTTGACACAACAATGGCTTCTCATAAAAAGAATATTAAAGACACAATCACTGGTGCTATGGAAAATCTAGCGAATGGAGGGAAATAATATATGACAATAAATCATAGTGAATACAAAATTTTACCACCATTTAAAGCGTGGGTACAACAAGCACTACCTGCCGTTTATGACGACTCATTATCATATACAGACTTGTTATCCAAATTATTGTATTATGTTAATGGTCTTACAGAAAACAACACAACATTGTCAAATGATGTTAAAAATGCTATTGATTATATCAATAATTATTTTAATAATTTAGATGTGCAAGATGAAATTAACAAAAAATTAGATTCAATGGCAACTGACGGCACACTAGAAGAATTAATAGGAAAATATATAACGAAAAAAAATCAAATTGTATTTGAAACAGTGCAAGATATGCTTGCGTCAAATGAAACAAAAGAAAACGGAAACTATTTATGCTATGGATATCTAGATAAATTTGATGGTGGAAAGGGATACTATATTGCCACAAAAACACGAAATGATAGTAAATGGCAGTTAACTAATGGTACTTTATATTTTACATTAATTAATGACAACCCAGTAAACCTTTCGTCATTCGGCGGGCATACCTCAAGTGATATTTTGAAAAAAGCTTTCGCTTATGCAATGAAAAATAAATTTAATATTGTTGGTAATGGTGAATATACAACAAATGAGCCATTAATTGTTACTGAACCTATTGACATTAATGTAAAAACAATTATTTCGAATAATTTTACAGATTATGCTTTAAAATTTGATTACGATTATTCGAAAGAACCCGAATTAAGTAAAGTAGAAGTTCGTATTGACTGCAATACAGTTAGCTCTGGAATTGACGTAGTTGATTGTAAAAAAACGTTAATTCTAAACAGTGAAATTATAAATATAAACGAATGTGGTATTAGAATAAATAGTGGGTATGAATGCTATATTGAAAATACACATTTATATGGTGATGGAGAAAATAACATTGGTATATTATTAAATACTAGTGATTGTGTTATTGATAATTGTGTTGGTATTGACTGTCATACATTTATTAAAGCAAACCGATTAAACCAAATTTCACAATGCCATGCGTGGATTGCAAAACCTGAATTATTAGATGGTTCTATTTTTGTGGATCTTGGTGAACAATATATGGTAGGAAATATCTCAAATTGTTACTCAGACACATATGAGACTACTATCTATGTAAGAAATTATAGTTCAAGTATAAGTATTGACAATCTTTTAGTTAACTATAACCCCTCTATTTACAACCAATCCAATGTTAATAATTCACCAAGATATCTATTTTATTTCAATGGTGTTGAAGGTGTTAACATTTCTTATAGTGATCGTATTGCGTTAACAAATGCTGATATTCAAGACCAAAATTCAAAAATTACAGGTCAATTTAAATTTAGTAATATTGATAATAACGTATCTAACTTTGGTAAAAGTAAATCTAGATACATGTCACAATCAAATTTTACCTTAACAAATTTAGAATCGTTAACAAGTGATGAAACAGTAATTTTAAAATTTACTAGCAACTATTTATTCATTAACTTAATTGGTAAAATTAAAGCCAGTGTAAATGGTAACGAACTAGGTGTTATCGAAGGTATAAGCCAAACTTTCCCTAATTATGAACGATTGCCAATTACATTACAAATCAGTGAAAATGAATATGGACCTTATACAACAAATGTGTATGGAAACTTTTTCTTAACAAGTGGTGTTATAAATGTCGTTAACTTATCAGCATATGCTGGAAAATACGTTAGACTAAATACTATGATACCACTAGGGTTTACAAAATAGTTTTTAATAAAATATGAGTGAAAATCTCAGAACAAAATA